GCCGTTGTTCATGGCGCGAAGAATATAACCGAGGCCGCCAGCAAAGGCAGAAAAGACGACGTAAGCGAGCCCCTTGGCCCACGTCGCGAATTGGTTCAGTGCTTCCCCTGTAGCGTCCATCTTACCAGTCAACCTCCGCGACGTTGGGCGGTTGCATGCCGATCGAATCGAGCGCCAGCACCTTCGCCGCGGCCATGCCCTTCGTCACGTAGCCTTTGCCCATCGGGTCCAGGCCAGCGTTCTGCTTGTACTGGATCGACCCCTCGCGCCACAGCACGAGATTGTCGTCCTTGCCCGCCGCGGCCGGCCACAGGATCGTCATGTACAAGTCGCTCTGCGAAGCAACGCGGGCGGCGTAGCGCTGGAGATATTTGAACACCACGTCGAGTTGCTCGACGGCAGTCATCGCGGCCAGCTGCGGCAGCGTATAGCCCAGCTCGCTCGCCTGCGTCGGTCCGAACTGGATCAGGCCGGTGAAACCGCTGAGCTTGTTGCGGATATCAGGCGCGAACGTGCGGCCCGTCTCGAACGCCATCGCGTTCATCGTCCAGCGCGCGAAATCGAACGGCTTGTTGAGCGCTTGGGTCAGCTCGACGACGCGCGCGGCGAACGCCGGCCCGGTCTTGCCCGCCCAAGGGAGTTGAAGTGTGGTCATAGCCGCTTCCGTAGCTCGGAAATGAGGAAAGGGATCTTGCCGGTGCGCGATCCGAGGAAGCGATGCACCTCCAGCTCCAGTTCGACGAGCAACGCGTGGGCTTCGTCGGGGGCGCTCGAAGCTACCTGCGCCTGGGGAGAGGCTTCCGCGGCCTGCACCGGGGGTTTCTGCGGCTCGTCGAGGGGCGTCGAAGCGGCAGACGGTGCAGGCGCGGCGGAAGGTGGTGCGGGATTGCGCGCTGGCAGTCCCTCGCTTTGACCCGGCTCGAGGCCGAGCCAGCGTGAAAGGAAGCTCATGGCGAGCCCTCGATCGCAGGAGTTGGGCGGAGCGTATCAGGGGATCACGCGTTGTGCACGTGTTCGGTTCGACGGGACAACGGCACGATGGAACAGCCACGTTGGAGCGGCGTAACCACGTCTCATCGAGCAAGAGACGCAAAGGGGGTATTTCGTGTGTGCTGAGTGTACCTACGGGGTCGGAAGTTTTGAGCTAAGTCGTTGATATCACTACTACTACTACTACTCTACTCTTTAAATAATATAAATAGTATGTACATATGCACCGCAGTTCACCGCAACACCTCTGCATCATCCGTGTAGCGTAGGCGTCGCTGGCGGTTCTGGAGATTCTCCACGGTTTTTAGGGGTGGTAGACGGAGAAGGTTTTGTGTATTCTTTGTAATCATGCACTTAGCGCAAAACACGATACGCGAACAGGGTTAGCATTTGTGTAAATGCGATTTCTGCCAAGGAAACAAGGAGTTAGGCAACATGAATCCTACTAAAAGGGCGGTAAAAGCCCGTGACGATGAGCTTTATCGCATCGCTCAGCTGCTTGGGCTGAAGAAATACGATTCGATCCGTTCCTGCGATCGCTGCGGAGGCAAGGAACGATATATATCGAACAGGGGATGCGTGCTCTGCCAGATCGGTCGAAGCTCCGGGATGACGATGAAAAAGCAGCGTCGACAGCTGGCCATCGTCCGTCAGGAAGCGATCGACAACGGTCAGCCCTACTTTTTCCCGATCCATCGCTGCGGCCGAGGCCATCTGTCTCGTTGGCGCACTCGAGACAACGTCTGCATGATGTGCGTCCGCAAAGCAAAGAGTCAGCAGCTCCACTGGAAAATGCGCTGGGCCGAAGACCTGGCCGATCGCCAGAAACGCCTCGACGCTGATTCACTGACCGAAGAACAGATCCTCCGCCTCGCGGAATAACCGCCCCGATCGTCCAACTCACGCGCAAAACAAGCGCCTGGCGGCAACGTTGGGCGTTTTTGCTGCGTCCGTTAGTTCATATTTTGCGAACTTTTGAACTGCGGACATGTGAAAAAAGGCACCCGCGCGGTCCGCTGCGGTTTTGGCACGAACTTTGCACCCACCCCCACGCCCTGGCCGAGCGACCGTTGTGCACCGCCGCATGACGAGCGCTTTATGATGCGCTAACGCATTGATTCGTAACGGTTTGTAGCGTGCTGGATCGATACGTCTAGCGCATCCACGCTCAAGCGTGCGCCTGGAGCGACCTGGACAGCGCTGGTGCTGGACGTAACGCAGTGGAGCGAGCACGACGGATCGCAGCGCACGCTGTAGCGCTGGCATTGCTGGTGCGGGTGATGCGATACGTGCCTAGCCTTGCCTGGGGCACGCCTGCCGCGCTACGTCACAACGTGCGCACGTGTGTCACTAAGTGACGCAATGCGACGCCTACTTAGCGCTACCTGGTGCGTCAGCGTGGCTATCTAGCGCGGTGCGGACAGTTGGCACGGGGGTTGCATTGGTATCTGCACCTAACTGGAGATACCGCAATGAGCCTGCAACCCTTGAACGCCCGCACCGCATTGGAACTGTCCACCAAGAAACGCTGGGCCGCACGTAGCGCCATCAGTGATGCCCAGTTGCTCAAGGCCAATGGGGATAACGTCGCCATGGTTGCCGCGCTGGACGCTGCCCGTGCGTTCATTCAGAGCGCACGCGACCTGTATGAATATGCCATGCGCACCGGCTCACTCAGTCATCACTATGTGCGCACCGGTGGCGGCCTGTGGCACGCCCGTCTGGACGTTGATGGTATGTGCGCTTGGTTGTCCGCACGCCGCTATGCGCAACGCCAGAGCGCCCAGCGCGCCGCCGGTAAGGCGATGGCGCAGTGGGTGACGGCATGAGCCACGTCATCACAGTGCGAGGTATCGCTAACGCCATGGGCATTTTCGATGTCTTCCACGGCGAGGGCGTTACATGGCGCGAGGATTACCCCAGCGTAGGCCACCACGTCATTACGTTGCATGCTCCGCGCGGAACGATCGAAGAAACGCGCGACATGTTGAAGACGTTGCGCATTCCGTCCGCTAAGGCCGTTGAAGCGTAATTGGCACGCGCCTTGCATTCATCTCAGCACTAACTCACCGGAGCACGCCGCCATGTTTCTTGCCTTCCTCGCTGTCGTCATCGTCACGGGTGCAACGCTGGGTATGGCCGTGGTGCGCGCGCTCCGCATTCGCTAAAGGAATCGACACCATGCGACTCCACGACTGGCGCAAAACCGCTACCTATACCGCATCCATCGGCGACGACGCGGTTATCCGTGATGACGCGCTCAAGGGCGTGCCGGGCTATGTCTACGCCCACGGGCTTTATATCGAGGTGGACGGCAACGGAGAGTACGTGCTGACCATCGCTAACACGATCACCAAAAGCGACTCGCGTCGCCTGCTTGAGTACAAGTTGTATGAGTGGGCGGAAGGCGAGGGGTATTTCAACTAACTTACCCGCCGCGTCACACATTGACGCAATCGTCAATCTAACCGACAATCCACGTCACTCTGGAGTCTGACCACATGTTTAGCGTAGGCAAGTATTACGACACCGAAACGCAGCGCCATCGCTGGGCCGTGTGGTGCGCGTCGTCGCAAGTTTGGTATTTCCCCACACGCTATGGCCGCAAGTGCGCCGAAGCGCTCGCCAATCGCCTAAACAAAGGGGCCGTATAATGTCCGTCCTGTCTATCATCCGAAACCTGTTGCCGCTCGCTATCGCAAAGGCGGAGAATCTCCGCGAGGCCGCGAATGGCGATGCAGAGTTTGGCGACCTTGCCGACCGCGCTACCGCCGCCGTCGTGGCCGCCCAGCTCGCCCTGGACAGCGAGGAACCGCTCGCACGTCTCATCGAAGCTGCCAAACCTTTCAGGCGTTGCGGGTGCAAGCCGCTCACGTCGCAGGTTGAGGCATTGCGTGACGCGCTCGCCGCGTTTGGAGCGTGACGCCATGGCACGCCCACGCTACCCGAACGAAACGAGCGCTGATTTGATCGATCAGGCGCGGGCATTTCGCGCTGCTGCGGAATATGAATCATGCCCACCGAAACGCCGAGCCGTTTTGCGCCGCATGGCGACGATGCGCGAGCGTGAGATGGTGGAACGCTTCGAAGCTCGCGAGCGGTTGGCGCGCTCCCTGCATAACTAAAGGCACTTACCCAGAGATTACCTCCGTGGCTACTTACGCTTTTGACATCAAAGTTATCTGCGCCGTTCGCGTTGAGGCGAATAGCGAACGCGAGGCTCGCGACATTCTAAACAGCGTTATCGATTGCGCAGACGTGAATTTCGGCGCTACGCCTAACGGCGACCCGCTTTGTGGGGAAGCGACCATTGACGGCGATGCAGACTTGTTTGAGATGATCGCATGAGCCGTCGCGACCGTCACCCCTACCCGTTCCACGTTGGCGCAACGTGCGCCCCGCAAATCGTCGCGAGTCTGAGCAAGCCGCGCAAATCGCCATGGCCCGTCGTGGCGTTCGTCGCGGTGTTTATCTTCGCCGCTGCGTTCGCGCTGCGCCACGCGCTGTAACCGTCTAGCCGTCCACACTCATTCACTACGTTAAGGAATTCCTGCCATGTCTCACCCTGACCCGTACCTCGCGATAATTCTCGCCGCTGGCTTTACCGCCTATATGCGCAAGCCGGAGGACAAGTGGTGTTTCTACACGGACGGCGAACGCATCGCATATGCTCAGTGGCGCGACCGCGTTAGCGTGTCCAGCGTGCACATGGCTGACCGCACCGTAGGCACTGGCTTTCATATCGCGCACGACATCACGCCTCGCGTGCTGAGCGATGCTCTTAACTGCATTGCGCCTAGCTGGGCGTCCACTGCGGAGCGTTCATGCGTGCGCAAATACGCCAGCCTTGAGGCGTTTCTAAAGGGGTATTGGTGCGAACTGGTGAAGGTGAGCTGATATGAGCATGGCACAAATCCGCGAACGTATCCGCCGCGCCTATGGCTCACCGCGGGCCGTTGCAATCCGCCAGCCCGCTAACGCCGATGAGCGCGCGATAGGCGGCGCGCAAGTGTGGGGATTGAACGCTAATAAGCGCTGGTACTGGATCGGCTCATTTGGCGAGGTATGCAAGGCGCTGGGCATTCTCCAGGTGCGTGACGACGTCGAATCGATCACGTATCACAGGCCTCCTACCGCTGCGGAGTTGCGCTTCGGTGAAGGCGCGACGCATTACCGCGACTTCGACATAGACGAATGCTGTCACGAAGGCACGCGCATTGCGAAACGCTGGCTTGTCGCGAGTGACGGTCTGCGTTACTACCGCTAACAGTCTCAGCGTGAAGCGCCCCTAACGGGGCGTTTTGCCGTGCGACTGGCACGCAACACCGGAGCCGCGCCGATGGCCGGTACCTTTGAACTCTTGCGCCAATCGAAGCGCAAGTTACGCATTACCGCGTGCGCCCACATCAACGCGGAGAAACTGCTACGCCCGCACGTTGCCAGCGTGGCCGAAACGCTCGCCATGCTCCGCGCTAATCCGCTCGGCGTGGTGCGTATCGATGATGACACCCTTATTCGTTACAACCCACGTGACGAGGACGTGCCGCTCCGGCCGTTGTGCCCTAGTCGCGGCGAGTATCCACCTAGGGAGGCGACCACGTGAAGACACGCCGAGAAATATGGGAAACCGCCATTGCCCAATACGGACGGGCATGCGAGGCGTATCTACGATGTGCTGAACATGCGGAAAGTATGTCGCTGTCAGCAGACGCCGAAGGATGGCGCGAACGTGCCGCATTTTGGTCCGAACGCGCTTTTGAAAGCGCCATTGAGCTGCGGGCAATGCGCGATTAGCCGGTAACAGCGTGAAGCGCATCCTAGCGGTGCGCTTTGCCGTGCGACTGGCACGCAACAAGGGAGCCTAGTATGGGCTTCTATATCGAGCGGGATAGACCGCGCATCCGTCACGGGTGTTTCCGTCTTGAACGCGTACAGGTAACGCGCAAACAGGCGGATGCTTTGGCATCGTGGGCGCTACCTAGACTATGTGAACGCGAGCATGCGCTAGAGCGAATGGCTACTGAGGTATAAGGCAAAACTACCGTCGAACTTCGCGGCGGATGGGTGTTGCATTACAGCGTTTCACAGCCCTAGCAGGCATGCCGCTACGCAACAGAATGGACGTGGCCAGGGACGGCCAGGACGTGTTGCACCACGAGAAAGGGCTCGACACCAATTCGGTTTTGTGCAACGCGATTTCCCGCGCGGACCAAAATCCAAATGTGCGTCGAGCCCTCAATTTTTGGGCAAAAACCAAAATCGCTTTGTGCAACGAGGTTTCAATCGGCGACCAAAATCGCTTTGTGCGGCGGGTAGCCGGAAGTATCCGAAACTTTGACGCCACGCGCTATGCAGTCACAGCACACGAGGAAGTCCGTCGTTCGGCTACTGCGCAACCCTTCAGCGTAGACGACGCGCATTGTCGTCCAATGATTGGCGATGTACTCACCTTTGTTGTTAGGCGATATGACGCCGCACGTGTCGCACTGCTTGAGGTCTGCCATCACACACTCCCAGGTAAGAACGCTTGCGCCGCGCTATATGCTTCCGCCACGCGCGACGGTTCATTGATCGTCAGCAGATCCGCCTGACGCACGTCGACGTAGAGCCGCACACGCGTGCCGTCAGGCAGCACAGGATTGTTCACACGGCCATCGGGCAGCGCAGGGTGAGGTATATATCCCAGCGACTTCAGGATCTCTTGGTGGCGCGTCAGCGGAATGCTGATCTTCATCTCGCGCAGCAGATTGCGGAAGGCCGCCGACGATACCCATCCGCCGCGGAAGCCGCTGTTGCCCATCGCGATCAGTTCCGCCACTTCCTGTTCGACGCGTCCCTTACCTACTTCTAGCGCGCGTTGCGTGCTGGAGGTTTTCGGTGCGCGAACGTCTTTGCGCGGATCGAACTCACGCGCGATCGGTACCGTCCACAGGTATTCGGCCACGATGCTGTAACCCGAGGCATGGCCAGCGTATCGTCCCGAACCTTTGAGCCATTCGACAAGATCGAGGATGTACTCAGCGTCGAGCCCATCACGCATAAGGTCATCAGGATCTTGTTGAGCCATAAAGAACTCAGCGATGCGACGATCATGCTTATCCTTTTTGAGTGCGTTCTGGTGATTGGTGTTGAACCAGAAGTTGCCGCACGTGTCGCGCATCTCACTGTCAACGCCTTTCTTCGTGACTTCCTGCCCTTCCTCGTCGCCGGTAATCATCGGCTTGAGCACCTCGAGCAAGTCGGTGCGCTTGTCGGGGATGTAGATCTCGTCGACGCAATAGAACGTGTGGCCAGTGAGCCAGAAGTTGAAGTTGTTGCCGATTTCCTCAGCGCGCGGCGAGTAGCACAACGGACGGCCAATCGCCTTTTTGATCGCGATACCGATCAGGCCCTTGCCGGTACCCGTGGTCGACTGGAGTAACGGCGCCCACTGCAACTTATGGCCCTGATATTGCACCACGCACGCCATATAACCGAGCAGGATTTGTCGATCGCGCTCGTCGGGGATCAACTTGGCCAGGTGGTGCAGGAAACGGCCGGGGTCGCCCTTGGCGCGCTTCACCTCGCACGGGCGGTACACGTTGACGCGCGTAAAGCCCGCCTCGCGAATGATCTCGCCGGGCGTCTCGAGCGGACGGAAGCACGTGGAGTCAGCACGCGGGAAGCGATACACCTGCGATTCGGTGAAGGCCTCGAACGCCTTTTTGACCACGCGGGTATTGCCGCCATCCATCACGAACGATCGGCCGCCGTACAACGCATTGAAGCGCGACGAGTCGACCAACGCACCGTTCGGTACCATGATCTTGTGTTCGTCGGCGACGTAGACGCAGCCTTTGAAGAATTGCACCTGTTCGTCGGGCTGTAGCAGCGTTTTCTCGGAGATCCGCAGCGCTTCGGTGCTGAACGGCACATCGCTCAGCGCTTGCTCGAACGGGCTGGCGCTCGGTGGCGGGTCGATCAGCACGTCTTTCTGCCATGCGCAGGCCTTGCGGATGGTGCGCGCCAAGTAGTCATCGCCGCGCCGATCCCACTTGTCGCGCACGAGGCCCGACTCGAGCATCAGCGTCTTAATGCGCTCGGCATTCTTGCCCGTCCAGAAGGCTAGGTGCTGCGCAAGCGCCTGGTCCGCGCTCGAGGCATTGTAGGGGTGTTTGTCGTCAGGGAAGGCCTTGGCCAAGATCGCCTCGTCGCCATCCCAGAGGTCCGCAAAGCTCGCCCGGTCGCCGCCGAATACCGAGGCAGCGCTCTTGCTCCGCAACGCCCGCTGGAGCAGCGTGGCGTCGTCCTGCGGGCCGTTCCATTCCGGTACCGGCTCCATGCTCCACCAATCCGCGCCCACATCGGTCGATTGGTCGCTGCCCGGAGGGAAGTAACGATTGACGAGCGGCGTCAGGTTGTGCGGAGTGTGCGCGGCGTTGCCAGTGGCGTGCGTGCCGGTAAGGGCGACGAACCGGAGGCGATGGTAGAACTCAAGATGGAGCGCCCGATTGCGCGTGCCATGCTCGGGGACAGCTCCCGAGCCAAAGATGTGTAGGCCGCGGCCAGACTGGGAGACTTCGATAGCGCAGCCTGCAAACTCAGCGCAAAGAGTCTTGGCGGTAGCGTTCCAATCGTTTCCATCGTACGCACCATCGATGTCGAGAAACCAGAAGGGGTCGGTGTCAGCGAAGACGAAGGCAACACCGTGGCCACGCAGCAAACCGGCCTGCGCCGCACCGTCGAACGACGCCCAAGCATTGCGGTCATGCGCATTGCACACCTCGCCCGTCGACGGGTTCACCGGAAACTTGTCCATCTTTCCCGGCTGTTTGACGGACGGCACCAGCTTGTAATTGAGAAACTGTTTGTAGGCACCCATTGGCGCCAGAGCGGCAGGCAGCGCTTGCATGATTCCCCCGGAGGCGCTGTTTAGGCGATGAGCTTACGTGCGAGATCCTGGAGATCCTCCGGCGCCTTGCGGGCCTGGGCATCCTTGGCGAGCAAACCCTGCAAGACGATGCGCGGGTTCTGGCGCTTGACGGCGAAGCGCATCAGCTCGCGGCGGAAGTGCGGCATCGTGCCGAAGTGGTGCGACACGAGCGCTTCGCTTACGCCAGCGGCTTCGGCGATCTGCTTGCGGCTGATGCGGTCATAGCCGTCACGCTCGGCAATCTTCAGCGACGCCACGAGGATATCGGACTTGCGCTGTTCGGGTTTGAGATTCGTGGTCATGGTGTCGCTGTGTTCCGGGGTGTGATGGCGCGAGGATAGGTCAGACTGTCGAGGTCGTCAATGGCGCTTGCGGAGGTCATAGCCGAGTTTGCCGGCCATGCGGCGAAGATCCTCGACTTTTCCCTTAACTCGTTCGCTCTCCTGCTCCGCCTTGTGAGCGGCGATCGCTTTCTTCAAGTCAACGAATTTCACCCCGGACAGCCGGCACCACGCGCGACGGATAAAGTCGTTCATGTTCCAGCCGTCATAGAGGTGCGTCGAATGGTGCAGCGTGAAAATAGCGCCGTTCTCCATTTTGATAAGTGTGCAATTTTTCAGCACGATCACCGTTGCGTTATCGAAACGCTGGCCTTCCTTGAAGCGAGCAAACTCACTCAACGATTGAATGCGCATATCCATTATTTCTCTCCGAATGTGCCCGGCCCGGTCGCGAATGCCGCGTCGCCGCCGAATCGGTTGATGATGTTGATGAAATTGAGCTGCCCTACTTCGCGCGGCGTGCCGGTGTATTTCCAGCCAGGTTTCTTCGCCTCACGTGCGACGAGTTGCCCGCGCGGCTTGCCCACGTCTGCCGGCGTAATCAGCTTGTTGCTAATGCCGATCAGATCGCTGGACTTGCACACGGTGTTGAACTGCTTCGAGTCGTTGCCCAGGCCGAAGCGGACAAAGTTGCCCTTGTCGTCGTAGAACGCGCCGGAGTTGTTGCGCCATAGCCGCATGCCGAGCTGGCTGGCCTCGAGGCGCAGCTCACTGACCACGCGGGCTTCGGTACCGGGCGCTCCGCTGAGCCCGAGCGTCTCCGGCGCCGCGTCGAGAATTTCCTCCAGCTCGAGGAATGCGGTCAGGCTCACGCCATTGCGATGCGCCCATGCTTGCAGCTCAGTGCTCATGCTTGCGTGTCCACGATCGAGCCGGGGCGCGGGCATGCGTCGATCAGCTTTGCGAGATCGCCGATCGTGACAACGTGCCCATAGCAACCAAGAACCCCCAAGTCTGGTCGATCTGCGAACTGCCCGGTGAAATACCAATCGCGCAGCGGCTTGACGGCCTGGGCAATGGCGGCGAGTTGCGCGAGCACCTTGTCGTAATCCGTTCGATAGACGAACGCACTGCCGCCGTGAGTCAACGGAACCTCTTTGAAATTTTCATAGCTCACGGCTACCGTTTCGCATTCGGGCTTCTGCCGCGCGTCGAACGGCGCGAGCAGATCGCGCAACGTGCCGGCATGCTTCGCCAACTCATTGAGCAAATCGCGTTCACTCAAGCAGTTGCAGATGACGCGCATCGGCGTCACGACTCGCGTAATGTAGTCCTCGCGCTCTTTGTCGAGGTTGTGCTGCAACAGCCTTACCTCCTGAAACTCGGCTTCCTTATGCGGTGTCCAACTCATGACTGCGGCTCCTGTGTAACGAGTTCGCATTCAGCACTGGGTTCATCCAGCGGGTACGGTTCGGGGATTGCGGGCACAGGGCGCGGCGCTACCGGGCGAAAATTGCAGGCGTACGGTTTAAGCGCCTCGCAGACATCGAACATCGCCTGCTGCGCATTCTGATCCAGCTCGCCGGTACCGCGCATGGCTCGCTCGATCTCGTCCAGGCAAACGACCAGCGGCTTGCGCATATCCGAAAAGTGTGCGACGCGCTTTTGTTCCAGCTCGTTCATCTCGTTGGCGAGCTGCTTAGCGCGGATCATGTCGTGAAGTGTCCAACTCATTGCCCCATCCTCTCTCGTAATTGTTCGGCGGTCCAAGAACCATAGTCGCACCAGCCGCTACCGCGACGATGCGGGAATTTGTAGCCGGAGCACTCGCAGGTATTGGCGCAGCGTATCCGGCCTCGTTGCAAGCGTGGACGAACCCGACGCGTGCAGTTCTTACGTTTGCACGGGCAATAGCCCGCTTGGTGCGGCAGGTATTTCACGCCTTGCGGTAGCCGATGCTTACCGGCCCTTCGATGCCGCGGACCATCTGCGCAACGCGGCTTTCCATGCCTTCATCCGCTTTGATAGAGCACATGACCGATCCATCGATTTGGGTGACTGCCGTTATAACGCCAAGTCGCTCGCCGGACTCGTCGAGAACAGGCTTCATGACGAGCAAGTTTTGCGTGTGCGCCCGTTGCACCTCAGCGCACGCGTCAATCGACCCGTATACGGGGCCAGCAGGCGTCTCGTAACGCGCCGCCAGCGCATGGCGCAAACCCTGCACCGCGTTGCGCACGTTATTCGGCCAGCGGCCTTTGTGCGATTTGTGGAGTGCCGTCTCGAGCGTGAGCAGGAGATTCAGCGGATTGTTGGGGTCAGTCATTGCTCTGCTACCTCGATATGGCCATCTGGAAAATACGCACGGCACTCGCCGTAGATGTAACGCGTTTCGACGTTGTGATCCTGCCCGAACTGCATGCAGCGATCGCGTGACTCGAACTGCCAACCCACGCACAGCAACGCAACGATGAATGCGACCACGATGCAGATCGTTATCGCGTCCGGCCCTTCCTCCCGCGGATCTCGGTAACCCATGTGCGTATTCCCCTGGCGAGTGTATTGAGGCGCTGCCGCCACACGGGCAGCGGACGGTAAACCTTGGTCGTGGTCAGCTGCGCCTCGGCGATCATGCGCTCCTGCGTCTGGAACTGCGTGCGGAGGCGTTCGGCGTGGGCGATAGCTTGGAGCTGGGCGGCGGTGCGCGGCGGGAGCAACTCGCTGGCGTCCGGCACATAGAGACGATCGCACTCGGGGCACGTCGACTCCGCGGCGCGATTGAAAAAACAACCGCAACCCTTGCAAACGACGTGGTCGAACTGGCGGAGCGGAACTGCGCCTTCCTCGATCGTCGGCGTCATTTCAACAAGGGATAACGCCGGAGAATCACACGAACGGCAGTTCTCAGCCGTGGGCGGATTATTCGTCTCGCAGTCGTCGCAAACTTTCCAACGCATCTTTAAATCTCCCGAAAGTGAGCAGACCTTACTCCGCTCTGACGATCCCGTCAATCCCCATCCTCGTCTCGATCCGCTCCTGTAGCGCCTGGGCGTCGGCACGGCCTAGCGCCTTGGCCGAGGACAGGTCGAGCCCGAACCGGAAATAGAAGGTTTTCAGGATCTCTGAGTCGGATTTGCCGAAGTATTTCTCGCCGCCGGCCCATGTCGCGATAACCTCGCGGAGCCGCCGTTGCGCTTGCTGCGTCTCGAGGAACCGGTTCTTAATGCCTTGCGCCATAGCGAACGTTGCACCGACAGGGATAACTGGGGCGAACGTAGTGACATCGACTTCCTCGCCACGCATACGCGCCAGCACCTCGGGGGGGATCTCGAAGAGGTTGCCGTCGACCATCTCAACGGTACGTTTTTGGTGAGGCAAAATCTCTGGCTTACGGTGGCAGCACGGGCACTCGTCTCGCCAAGCCTCATAGTCCGCGAAGCAATCGGGGTACAAGCATTTTTTCAGCGGAATCGCGTCGCTTGGCGTAGAACGCGCTTTGCGGTCCATACGATCGAGCGTTTGAACACGTGGGCCATCTGGCGGCAAATGCCGTTCAACGTTCCCGACATGGTCGATCAGCAAACCGACGGGTTTCTCCGACTCGGCGATGAATTGCAACCGCTGTTCGACGCTGTAGGTATCCCAAGCCGCAATCAGGATATCGCTCAACATCAGGCGGATCATACGGCTAAATTGCTGATCGAATAGCGGCTTAGATTCCGTCTTACGCGCCATTTGCACGCATTGAACCGCTGGCAAATCGAAGCCTTCGCCGAATAGGTCGACGTTCACCAGCACGCGGATCTCGCCACGCTCGAAGCGCTGCATAATGTCGAATCGCAATACGTCAGGCGTCTCCGCGCTAACAACCTCAGCGCTCTGGCCAGCAGCTTTGAATGCGTTCGCGATCTCGACAGCAGCTTCCACGTCTACTGCGAACACCACCGTGCGTAGTTTTGGCGCGAACTGGAGATTCATCTTGACGATATCACCGACGATTTTTTTCGATCGGTGCATGGCCGCGCGATTTTTCTGCGGGGATAGATCCCCCGAGGCGGTAATGGTCACATCGCTGAAATCAAGATCATCGGGCAGAGGTGGCGCGACGACGCGATAATCCGTTAGATACCCCATGCGAATGAGGTCACGCATGTGCGGCCCCATGATGATGCAATCAGCGAGCCCGTCCGTGTGGCGGCCTAAGCCCTTACCATCGGCCCGGTACGCCGTGGCCGTTACAAGCAATCCTCGTGCCGAAGCGGGGAGCATCTCAATACCCCGCCCCCATTTGTTCTCTTTGAGGAAATGATGGCCTTCATCGCCAATCCACGTTCGCACCTGGCTAAGCCACGGGTCTGAAGGATTGAGATTGAGTAGTGAGTCAATGCCTACAACGCCACACCGAGCAGAAGGGTCGACATAGTTGCGCTTGATCTTTCGCATTTGGATAGAAACGATATCGCGGATCAGCGATTTGCTACCGATCACGCGGTGGCGAACGCCATTGCGAGCGAGCGTCACGCTCATTTGACTGACCAATTCACGTCGATGCGCGATGGCTGCGCTGGCGCCATGCTCGCGTGAGAGGATATTGCTGAATAGAACTGTCTTTCCGCTTCCGCACGGGCTAACCGCAAGCGCCACTTTGTGACCGCTATTCCAAGCACCTTCGATTTCTTCCTCGAGCTTTATCTGGTACGGGCGCAAATGCACGGAGAAATTCCCCTATTGACGAGGCCGTCAGTCTAGGGTTAGGCTGCGATCCCGTCAATCCTTTCCACCAACGGAGAATAACGTGCAGACGCACTTGGTTATCGAAAATATCTTTGACAAAACGGAGCTGGCCAAGCACATCGCTCAGCTCACCGCGCTCATGCACCTGGGCGAGACGAAGGTCGAGCAAGCCGCAAGTGTGGTCGTGACGAATTTGGAACGTGCCGTCACCAAAGCGCCGGCTGTACTGCCCAGCGTCGATTCCAGCGCCAAGGAAGACCTTGCGCTCGCGCATACCCTGTTCGGTACCGGCGACGGGAGCACGACCAACATCCCTTTGGCGCAAGCGTCGAGTCCTGCCGCCTCCACTGCGGCTGTCGAGACGTCCACGACTGCCCCCGCGGCTCCGCCGGTTACTTCAGCGCCGCCTCCGCCCGTCGCGGCGCCTGCCCCGCCCGCGCCTCCTGCGGTTGCTACCCAGGCCCCTGCCTCGACCGGTGAAACGGATCGCAACGGCTACACGCACGACGAGCGCATCCACGCCAGCACGAAGACCAAGAACGCTGACGGCACGTGGCGCTACAAGCGCGGTGTGGCCGATACGTTGGTGGAGACGGTCGAGGCGGCTCAACGCGCTGCACGTGGCGCGGTCTTCGGCCCGGTAACGGTGACGATCGACCCGGCGCCCGGGAACGGTGACCGCGTGACGGTGACCGCCGAAGCCCAGGTCGCACCTCCGTCGCCGAACGCCGCCCCGCCTGTATTTCCGGCCGCTCCTGCTGCGCCCGGCGTCACGTTCGGCGCGCTCGTCAAGCGCACGCAGGAAGTGATGCGCGTCGGCAAGTGGATGGTGCTGGATATGCAAAACGCACTGAAGTCGATCGGCTTGCCGGACTTCCCGTCGTTGCAGAGCCGCCCGGATCTGTTCGACCAGTTCAACCAGCTGCTCACGATCGCTGAGCTGACGGAGAAGTAACATGGCGCACTCCCACGCACAGATCGTCGCGTGGTTGCTCCCCCTCGTGGCGCCGGTTGCTCCGGCGCTGCGAGATACGGCGCACCACGAGGTTGTGGATCAGCGGCTCGAGGCATTGCAGGCCGCAGCGCAATGCGGGCTCGAAGGCCTCGTGGCTGTCGAAGCGGCGATGACTGCGATCCGGCTCAAGCCTGGCGAAGCGCCGCCGGCACTGACGGGCGCGCAGCTGATCGCCGAGGAATCGCACCGCGTACGCGCTGAGAAAGGCATTACCGTTGAAGAGGATGCAGAAACGTATTCCCTTCAAAGGCGGCGAGGCGAGTTGGCCAAAGCGGCAGCGGCATACGCCATTCAAGCCGGAAGCGCTACGGCTTTCCCATTTGGCGATGAAAGCGAATACCGCCAGTGCGAGCCATCGCGCCATTTCCCCTGGTCGATACTGTCATGGAAGCCCGAGTCGCCCCGCGCCGATCTCATCAAGGCGGGCCAACTCATTGCCGCACAGATCGACTTGCTCGATTACCTCGAGGCGCAGAAGGCAAAGGAGAGCGCGGCATGAAAATCCGCGTCATCGATAGCAAGCCGCGAAAGCGGCCGAAGATTGGGCAGACCCGCATGTGCGGGGGCGTGAAGCAGGTGCGCCAATTGCGTCGCGATCAGCACGGCAACATCGTGTGCGCTAACGGACGCTTTTGCTACGAGTGGGTTCCGGCATGAGCGACCACGATCACGCATTCCTCGCGCCCAGCTCTGCGCACGAGTGGATCAATTGCGGCCTGGCGCCGCATCTCTCGTCGATCACGCAGGACTTGCGCGACGGCGACGAGGACAAGGAAGGCAATGCGGCGCATGCGCACGCCGCTCAGCTGCTCACGACGGGCGAGCTAATTCCAGTCGGCACGCAGATGAATAACGGCGTGACGGTCACGGATGAAATGCTCGAAGGGTCGATGACCTACGCCGAGCACATCACCGATACCCTGCCGGCTCGCTCGCGCATGTGGCTACTCGTCGAACAGCTTGTGCATGTGCCGAGTGTGCATAAGCAATGCTACGGGACACCCGATGCGCGTATTTTGCTTGGCGAAGACAACGGTCCTTGGCACCTGCACCTGTTCGACTACAAGTTCGGCCATCGCTTCGTCGAGGTATTCGAAAACTGGCAACTCCTGCTCTACGTCATCGGCGTGCTCGACGCATCAGGCATTCCACCGCTCGAGTGGCATCGCGTCACGATCACGATGCACATCGTCCAGCCTCGCACGTATACCAGCGAAGGCCCGATTCGCACATGGACGATTACCGCCGATAAGTTGCACCCGTATATCTCGGAACTGGCCGGCGCGGCTACGCGGGCACTCAGCTCGCAACGCGAAGGACGTGCCGGCGAATGGTGCCGCGATTGCGTCGGCCGTCGACGCTGCGAGGCGAATCAGAAATCGGCGTATCGTTCCATCCACGAGTCAGGCCGCGCCACGCCGGTCGATCTAGACGATCGTGCGCTGTCCCGCGAGTTGCGCTCGCTGCACTATGCCCAAGCCATGCTCGAGTCGCGCATTACCGGCTTGGAGCAACAGGCATTGCACCGCTTGCAGGCCGGCGCGCACCTGGCGGACTACGGCATCGACTACACGCGACCGCATCGCCGCTGGAGCGTTCCCGCCGAGACGGTGCTGGCGGTCGGCGCGATGCTCGGCAAGGATCTGGCCAAGTCCACGGAACCGGCGGTTCTCACTCCCGCGCAGGCGAAGAAATTAGGGATTGACGAGTCCGTCATTGTGGAATACGCTTCATACCCACCCGGATCAGCAAAGCTCGTTCCGGTCGACACCACCAAAACGAGGAAGATATTCGCATGAACGCAATGCAGCGACCGGAAATCCGTTTCCCGGTAGGACGTATCGTCGGAGGTAGCATCTCGCAGGAAAAAACCACGGATTACGAGGGCAAGCCGCTGGTCTACAAGTCCGGCGACAAGATCGGCCAGCCGCGCGTCGAGTTTGGCTTCGGCATCGCGTTCCCGAAGACCCAGGCGCATTGGGGCAACGAGCCGGGCTGGGGCCAGACGATCTGGAACTTCGGCAATACGACATGGGGCGCCGTCGCGCAGAACAAGGATTTCTCGTGGAAGATCACGGATGGTGATAGCACCGAACCGAACAGGAAGGGCAACAAGCCGTGCGATGCCGAAGGTTACCCCGGTCATTGGGTCGTGTGGTTCAGCGGCTCGACGCGTCCGAAGGTGTGCGACGCCAAGGGCGAGCGTTTCCTCAGCGAGGAAGAAATCGTCGCGATCAAGGCCGGCTACTTCGTACAGGTGTTCGGCGATATCGACTCGAATAAGTCGACGGGCAATCCGGGCCTCTACATCAATCACAAGATCGTGGCCTTCTCTGGCTACGGCCCGGAGATCCAGCTCGGCGTGGATCTGAAGTCGGTCGGCTTCGGCTCCGATCCGCTGCCCGCTGGTGCGTCCGCTGCGCCGGTCGGCATGACCGCTGCGCCTGGCGTTGCTGGTGCTCCCGGTGTGGCCACGCCTGCCCCGCCGGTCGCTGCCCCGCCGGTCGCCACTCCGCCCGTCGCGACGCCGACTCCGACCGCCGTACAGCCGCACGCAGCGATCCTCAACGCGGGCGCTGTGACTCCGCCGCCTCCGCCTGTTGCTGCTCCGCCGGCTCCTGCCGCTGGTCCGCAGATGAATCCTTCCGCTGGTGGCGTCAGCTATCAGGCGTTCAAGGATGCGGGCTGGAGCGACGAGCAGCTGCGCGCGGCGGGCCATATTAACTGATTCACCCCGTCCCTCGTGGACTTTCGCCCCGGTTCGCGTCTCAGCTCGCCGGGGCTCTTTTTCTGAGGTGTGCAATGCTACTCCGCTTCCTCGTTTGGCTCGGGCTGACTCGGCGCTATGTCGATACCAAAGGTGTCGAACGATGGTTTGTGCCGATCCATTTCGCGCCGTGGCACGTGTGGTCTAACTGGAAAACGTTTCGCGCTTATCTGCGATTGCATAGCGCGTTCTATGTTTTCCGAAATGACCCTAGGTTTATCAAATGGCGTCCCGGTCGATTGCTTCCTCGACGTTGGGGCTTCGGTTTCTACATGCTCATAGAATTCGGGGATCGAGGATGAAATACGTCTGGCTCCTACTCGCCTATATCTGCGCCGTGTGCGAAGGGCTGTTTGCCGTGCCGTGCTTTATCATTTTCGCCCTGTTGTGCGCGATGTGGCAGGACGGCGCATTCGTTCCCGGCAAGCCTGTCGAGCGCGCCTCCAATGACGCTTAAGCAGGCTCGGCGCGCGATCAAATGGACGCTGCTGTTCTGCACGTGGACAGTCGTCACCGTGAAGCTCGATAGCGTCATACCGGGCATGGTCCTTTCTTCCGCGATGTGGCTCGTTTACGTTGAGGACTGCGACAAGTGAAAACGATCATCGCCGGCTCACGCAGCTGTCGTCACTTCAGCGACGTGATGCACGCCGTTACGCAGAGCGGCATTGCGATCACAGAGGTCGTCTCTGGCCACGCTAACGGAGCCGACAAGCTCGGCGAGCAATACGCGCGCACTGCGCAGCTGCCGTGCCGCATTTTCGCGGCCGACTGGAACCGTTTCGGTCGCAGCGCCGGGCCACAGCGCAACCTCGAGATGGCGCGCTACGCCGAGGCGCTGATCGCCGTGTGGGATGGCTCGTCGCCTGGCACGCGCCACATGATCGACTGCGCGCGTCGCCACGGCTTGACGGTCTTTGTGTATCGCACCGACTTGGAGCATCCGTAGTGCGTCGCTATGCGCTCATGGTGCTCTTGCTGGTCGCGGTCTGCGTGGCCATTGTTTACCTCGTTACCCGATTGGAGATGCAGTGATGCGCGTTCCTATTCTCACCGACGCTTTCGATGAGCGTAGCGTTATTGGCTACGCCGAGATCGACGAAACGAAATTGCCCCTACTACCGGACTTTCATCTGTCGCTTGCCTTCACTGCGCAGAAAGTCGAGAACGATATTCCGGTGGAATGGAAGCTCGAACAATTGCTCGTCACGTCAGACGACAAGTTTGTCAGCCTTGCGCAGTTCATGGGCGAGACTCACTAATGCCCCTCGCCGGCACGATCTTCCGCGCAGGTTTGCGCACCAGCACCGTTCGCCCCGATTGGGATTTCGAAACCTATAGCGAAGCCGGCTATGTCTGGGACATCGCGTCGAACAAATGGACGTGCCTGCCGAATGCGTCGCAAGGCAAGAAAGGTTTGTTCGTGGTCGGCGCAGCGCTCTACGCCGAACATCATACCGCCGAGCTGATCTGCCTCGCCTACGATCTCAAGGATGGCCTCGGTCGTCGACGATGGCGCCCAGGCATGCCGCTGCCGGCGGATCTCGTTGCGCATATCCAAAACGGCGGCGAACTCGAGGCGCACAACGCGCCGTTCGAGGCGTGGATTCACTCAGGCGTGCTGACGAAGAAATACGGCTTCCCGCCGATGCGGCCGGAGCAGTTCTATTGCTCGCAGGCAAAGTGCCGCGCCTGGGCGTTGCCGCCGTCGCTCGAGATGGTCGGCGATGTGCTGAATATCTCGGCGAAAAAAGACAAGGACGGCAAACGGCTCATGGATAAGTTTTCCATGCCGCGCAACCCGACCAAGGCCGACCCGCGCTTGCGCATCCTGCCGAGCGATGACCCGGAAGACGCCGAGCGTTACTACGCGTACAACGAGCGCGACATTGAAGCGGAAGCCGAAGTGTCGGCGCGCGTGCCGGATCTCTCGCCGATCGAGCGCCAATATTGGCTGGTCGACTTCGCGATCAATCGCCGCGGCATCCACGTCGACCGTGCCGGCGTTGAGAACTGCATCGCTATCATCGAGCAGGCGCACGAGCGCTACAACGCGGAGCTGGCACGCATCACGGGCGGTATCGTGCAGAAGGCGAGCGAGGTGCAGAAGACCGTGGGTTTCCTCGGCGGTCTGAAGCTGTATACCGATTCGCTCGATGACGAGGCGGTCAGCGGATGGCTGAAGCGAATCGACGATGCGGAGAAGGCCGATACGGCGTTCAAGGCGTGGTCGCGCGGGGAGGGTCACTTCACGGAGATGCCCGACGACCCAGGCTTGCGTTACGAAGCCGTCTTTGCGATCACCAACCTGCCCTTGGCCAAGCGCATCCTCGAGATCCGCGCCGAAGTGGGCAGCGCCAGCGTCAAGAAAGTGTTCGCCATGCGCAACCGGCTCAGCCAGGCCGATCGCATCCACGACCTCTTTGTGTTCCATGGCGCACGCACCGGCAGGCCGACCGGTGACGGCCCGCAGTCCACCAACCTGCCGAACTCCGGCCCGGACGTGCACAAGTGCGACTCGTGCCATCGCTGGTTCCCGAAGGCGATCGGCTGGTGCGTGGCGTGCGGCGGCCAGCCGGCGTTCCGCTGCGCCGTGAAGGACGGTTGTAAGCAATTCCTCCCGCGTGGCCAGATGACGTGTTGCGGCGCGCCGCACGGCCCGAAGCCCTTCGTCACGGAGTGGCACGCGGAAGCCGCTGAGTGCGCGCTGGAAGCGATCGCGAGCCGATCCCTGGAGTACGTCGAGGCCTGCTGGGGGAACGCCATGGCGGCCGTCTCCGGCGTGCTCCGCGGCCTGTTCAACGCCGCCGAGGGCCACGACCTGATCTGCTCCGACTATTCGGCGATCGAAGCCGTGGTCAATGCGGCGATTAGCGGCGTCGAGTGGCGCATGGAAGTGTTCCGCGGCAAGGGCAAGATCTACGAGGCCTCGGCGGCGAAGACCTTCAAAATCCCCGAGGCGGAGATCCTCGAGTACCCGGACAAGCACGGCGGCCAGAAGCACCCGTTGCGCCAGAAGGGCAAGGTGACGGAGCTGGCGCTGGGATACCTCGGCTGGATCGGTGCGCTGCGCGCCATGGGCTTCGAGGGCAGCGACAAGGAAGCCAAGGATCTGATCCTCGCGTGGCGCGATGCGTCGCCGGAGATTGTCTTCCACGGGGGTGGCCAAAGCGTGCCTCGCGGAAAGCTGGGCAAGCACCCGATCTTCGGCGGCCGGCGCGAAGGCGAGGCGTTCTACTACGGTCTGGAAGGTATGGCCGTGGCGGCGATCCAGAACCCAGGCAAGCGCTTCGATGTGGTGCGCCTGGACGGCCAGCTGTCGCCGCTGCATTTCATCTGCCACGAAGACGTGCTCTACATGGTCGGCCCGGACGGCACGAACATCCCGTACCACCGTCCACGCCTCACGCAGAGCGACAAGCCGTGGCGCGGGCTGTCGATCAGCTTCGAGGGCTACAACACGAATCCGAAGTCCGGCCCGTTCGGCTGGATTCGCATGTTCACCTACGCCGGCAAGCTGCAAGAGAACGCCTGCCAGTTCCTCGCCAATCGCATCCTGCGCCACGGCCAGGTGCTACTCGAGGCGGCAGGCTACCCAATCGTCCAGCACGTCTACGATGAGAATTGCAGCGAGGTGCGCGAGGGCTTCGGCAGCGTGGAGCAGTACGAGGCGATCATGGCGATCATGCCGCCCTGGGCGCGCACGCCGGACGGTAAACCGTGGCCGATCCGTGCGAGTGGTGGCTGGCGCGGCAAGCGGTACCGGAAGTGATCATGCGGTCTTTCGGAACCAATCACAGATGAGGATCGGCGCCGTCGCAACTGTGGCCGACTGCTGGCCGCCGATTCCAATGATGGCTGGTGTTCCAAGGAAAGTTGCGGGCGTCTCCGTGAGCACCGGGATATAACTGCCTTCGATGCCAGTCAAGCTAAACGAGAAAATGAGGTTCGTCCCGTCATATTTGATACGAAAGTAGAACGGAATGGTATTGGTGCCAACGCCGGTAGCAGCGACCTGGTTGGGTATGGTTCCGGTGAATGGCGCGCTGTTAAAGCTAGTAGCGCTATTCCATTTCTGTAGGGACACGGATTGATTCATGCCCAGCATGATGAACTTTCCGGCCGTACCGCTTGCCGTACCGACGAAGATACCGAGGTTGCAATTGGCGTTGAGGTTCGCGCCCTCCATCTTGGCAGTGTATTCCCACGTCGAACCCGAGACCGACTGCGTGTAACCGTTGAAATTTGCGACAGTCGTGATAAATGGCTTGAAGCAAAGTGACCCCCTATTGACCGTCCATGAGCCAGTGACAGTGTTGAAGTTCGACCAGGCTGTTGCGCCGGAGCGTCGCGCTCCGGTCGTATCCATGCCTGTGCCGAACTCAAACTCATCATCGGCGGCAGAAGCCGTTGCGGGATGCGAGTCAGCGGTGATGTTGCCGCCACCACCTCCGCCACTTGGCGTCTCCCAATCCATTCCACCTGTTGAACTAGCCTTCGACGTCAGCACCATATTGTCGGCGCTTGCATTCGGAATACGAATAACCGATGTACCGTCGTAACCGACAAGGTCTCCTTTAGCAGTCATCGGCAGCCCTGAGGTTCCGATAGCTATGTATGGAAGGCTGTTGTAATGCGTGACGCCATCGCCGATCTTGATTTTGTAGCTGCCATCCGACAAACCCTGATCTGTCTCGTAGACAAACTCACCCAGCAACGGCACTTCGTTGATAGCGGCAAGCTCCGCCTTCGTACCGCGGCGAATGAGGAAGCGGGCGGCGATGGTGTCGGTCATGTCGTCACAGTTCCGGCGTCATAGATGATGGTCGTGTCGGGAGTGTAGACGAAGCTGATGATCGTGGCCGCCGATACGTCCTCGCCGAAACCCGTGGCGCGCAGATACAGCGTCTTGCCCTTGAAATCCACGGGGATCGGCAGGAAGTAAACGCCGTCGAGATTGGTGAACGCTTGGCCAACTGTGTGGATAGAACCGGTCGTGCCGCGCAGGCCTTGCGTCACGGTATCGAGCAGATACAGGCCGGCGGTGACGAGATCCTCGGTGGCGTTTTTGAACTGCCCCAAGTCGCATACGCCAGAGCTGTTCATGACCGCGAAGCCATTCGACCCGGCGGCGAGCTGCGCGGTCGTGGCGCTGGTCAGATCGCCGTTTACCTGCACCTTAAAGTTGCCGTTGAGCGCCGTCTGCGCGACCGCAACCGTTCCCATCACGCTGGGGTAAGTGACGCTTACGGCAGGTTGCCACGAGGCTTGTGCGTCGTAGCTGATATCGACGGCGCATCCACGCCAGTTGGGGGAACCCGTCGTCGACGAGGCGGCGATGTAAATACCGTAGCTGTCCTGCGGCCGCAGCGAAGGCAGGTTAAGCGCCATGATCGAAGTCGGACCGCTGTACGGCGATGTCGGTACCGCGGGCGCATTGCCTGGGATAGCCTGCACGGTCGACGTGTACGCACTCTGTCGGTCATAGCGAAGCTTGAAGTCGATCGTGCCTTGGCTGATCGTGGCCTGGTCGATCACGTAACGCTTGCCCCCGTAGGTCAACGGAAAACCGGTCGGCAGCGAGAGGTAAACGCCTGCATCGTCGGCGTAGGGGACGGTCAGCTCAAGCGTACCTTGCAGCGACGCATAGGCGATCTTCATCGCTTTGTCGGCGACTTGAATAGCCGTCTGCGAGTCCATGGCCACGGGTACTTGGAACGACTGATCGCCGATCGCCTTGATCGTGGAGGCGGTGCGGCGCGAGGTGACGTTAACGACCTTGTAGTTCTGCGCAGTGTCGAAGTAGGAGACGACAATACGCGAGGGGAACTCAGTCTCCTGATTGCGCAGCGTGCTGGTGACGAGGCCGTCGTTGGAATTGTCGCGCTCCATCAGGCTGTCGATCGTCAGATTGACCGTCGAGTCATCGCCGTAAGCGTGGTAGTGAAGCTGCGCGTCATACTCCGAACCGAACATGAAATAGGCTTGGAGCAGCGGCAGGATCGTATCGGCCGCATTCGATTGCGTGGCGACCACATAGCCAGCGACCATGATGTCCGGCACGTGTGACAGATCGAAATCGCTGGCCGCCAAACCGCCGCGCAGAGAGATGCGCGATAGGATCAGAGACAACGGCACTTGACCCACGTCCGCGCCTGGCTTGCTGATGTTCATGCCGGCGAAGATGCCGGTCGGTGAGCCGCTGGGAACGCAATCGACAGCTTTCAGCACGACGACGAGCGGAGGACTCACGGTCGCTAGATCAATCGTGGCCGTACCGCCGAGCATCAACCCGTTCTGGAGATTCGTGCCGGCAACCCATAGCCACGCGCCGTCGTCCGTGATCGTCTGGACGGTGAGCACACCAGACGCCGCGACAGCCGGAAGCTCTTTACGCAACCATATCGATCGACCCGGCAAGCCTGTAGGAACGTACGTGTTGGCGATCTGCGGAATGATGCTGCTACCGCCGAAGCCACCCGGCGCCGTTAGCCAAGACGAATCGTCATAGGTCGGGCTCGAGTAATCGGGGGTAGCCGTGTTCTCAACCCGGTACTTAAAGTTATCCGTATACAGCACGCTGATCGGCGGCGAGCCGGCCGAAGCAACCACAAACTGGAACTGCGGGATGCGATCGCCCACTGATGTCACGTCGAAATTCTTGAACACCGCAACGAGTGATCCGCGGTAGGCCGGCGTATTGCCGACCCCGCTGATGGCCTCCAGCGTAGGATGCGGGAGCTGGTCTTCTCCGCCGAACAGGAAGTCTACGTTAGCCACCCATTTCGCGGAGTCCGCCGCGATGGCCGAACCGGGGCGAACGTCGTAAACCAACTTGCCATCTTGGTAGACCATCAGCACTTGCGACATGACGCTATCGCGCGACACGCATGACTCGCAGATCAGGATCGCGAAATCCTGCTGCGCAGTGAACGTCTCTTGGACGGTACCGGAACCTTTGCCGCCTTCCTTGTGACGGATCTGGCGACGCGTGCTGACTTGCACGATCGTGCCGGCGACGCAGCCGGTGCCCTGCACCCAAGCGATGGCTTGGCCATCCGTGGAGGACTGCGTCTGGCCGTCGCCGATCTTCGGACCCTTAACGATCGTGGGGTCGATGACGCCGCCGAGGTAGCCGCCGATGGCGCTGCCGATTGCACCGCCGACCGGGCCGCCGAAGTAGGAGCCGACAACCAGGCCGATGGTACTGCCTATTTGTTGTCCGCTCATGGGCGAAAGACCTCAACGATATAGCCGTCCCACTCTGCATCGATCCGGTGCTCGACGCATTTGCGAACGGTGGCGTAGGAATGGATCAGTGACAGACCACCGTGGATATAGTCGGCAATGATGGCCACGTGGCACGGCTCCCCTTTGAAGCGCATTAGTACCACGTCTCCTTGGCGCATTTCATCTTTCGGTATCGGCTCACCGAAGTTGCGCACGAGATAGCCGCGCAAGCCTTGTTCAAACGGTTCGCGCCCGTAGGCCGGGCAGTCGATTGGGTCATGCCCGGCGGCTACCAGGCTCACGTAGACGAGGCCTGCACAGTCCACGCCGCGCACAGTGCGGCCTTGATGCCGGAAGCGCACAGCGAGCTGCACGTAACGCCTGGCTTCGGCGACGAATTCTGCGATCTCCTGTTCGGTCATCATGCTGGATGTGCCGTAGGTGATTGGAGATCCGCACCGTCAGCACGTGGCAACTCCGGCTCGGCGCGCATATTCAACAGGTTATTGTAGACGTCCTTGCACATGGCCTTCGAGTAATCGCAATCGCGGCGGATCTCGAGGGTGTCGCCGGCTTGGATATCGTCATTGGTGGGAATCGACAAGACAACGGCGCCAGTCGTAGCATCGTAGGACTCGATCTCGTTCTCGTTGCCGGCATTGTTACCGGTCAGCCAGCGCACGACACCGGGAGAGAAAAAGCCGTCCGGGAACAGGGTGACCGTGCCGCTCCAAGTCAGCACCGCGTTGACGGCCGGAGCCGCGACGAAGGTGACGAGGCCCGTGCCGCTGATCGAGTACGCCGTGCCGGGTTGCACGACACCGTTACTCTTGATCTGGGTCACCGTGAAGCCAGCGGTGACCGGCTCGCCGGCTGTATCGATCAGCTGATACTTCAGCGAAGCGCCGTTGCCGTTGCCGAGGAAAACTCCGGTGACGGGGCCAGTGGAACCGCCCGGAGGATCTGACGAGCCTGGCGAATTGCTCAACGTGAAGTCACGATCGATTTCGGTACCGACCGCAGCCACGGAAGACGTGTACCAGCGCAGAGGCATCTTGCACCGCACATCGCCGAAGCGAGCGCGACACGTGATCGAGGTCAGCTCAATGATCGAATTCTGTTTCAGGATTTGCGTCAACGAGCGCATCTCCATGTTGCACGTCAGATCGTCGATGCGCGTTACCTGGCCAACCTGGCCCGCATTCATGATCACATGGCCGTGGCCCAGCGCTTCGTAATTAACGAGGTACTGGATGTAGCGCGAGCTGTCGTAATCGCCGCGGGAGATACCTGCAACGGTCATGCCTTCCACGGGGTACGTCGCAACCAGCGCTTGTGCTTGACTGTTGTCCACGCTCATGTCGGCAGCGGTGCTAACGTCGAACGCTGTATAGCCGGACTTCGTTTTATACGTGACAGGGCCGAGGCCATCGTCATAAACGACATCTTGATCGAGCGTGGTGATGCCGAAGACGGCAACGCCTTCGCGCACAGGCGTTACCTTAAGGAGGTAACACGTGGTCGTGGCGTTATTGGCCAGATCCGCGGCCAAAAGCGAAGGAATAGTGCGCACTCAGTCATCTCCCACGGGGACTTCGATCAGATCGATACTGCCGTTTTGAATATATGTTGAGCCCGACTTGTCGTCGATCGAGAAAGGCAGCGAATCGTTGTCAAAGCGCACGTGCACGTAGAAATTACCGGTCCACGTCAGCACCGCTGCGCTGGCTGGCGCCGCTGAAAAGGTGACCAGGCCCGTCGTCGAATCCACGGTAGCGGCGGTCACTGTCCCGTTAACGCGAATGACGATGCCTGTTACAACGTCTGGCTTCGTAATGACGCGCGTATAGGTCGCACCGCCGCCCGCATTCGATGTCTTGCTCAGCTGAAATATTTTCGTCGATCCGTCGCCAACACCGAATTGCTCGGCGGAAGCTTGGTAATCCGCCTTATCTTGGAACAAGAACGTATGCAGACGACCGCGCATGCCCAGATGCACCGCCTTGATCAGCAAGTAGTTGGCATTCGTGATGTTCTGGAACGGCGCGGTGTACTTGTGCCGACATTGCGACCAGTCGCCGTTGCGCTTCTCGCGGCCGGACGCCATCGACTTGATGTTCGTACTGAACTCGGGACCGCCGGAGAAACCGAAAGCGGCCTGCGGCGGAATAGTGGTAGCGAAGAAAGTCATGTCATCCGTTCCGCGAAGTGGCGATGCGCTGCGTGCGCGCATTGGCCGTGGCGATCTGCTCGGCGGTGCGACGCGTCGACGTGGGCTGAACCATGATATTGGTCACGTTCGTCACGCCGCCGTTGCCCCCGTCACGCACCTGCTGCGCGTTCGTAACATAGCCGGGCTGGTTGCCCGTCATCAAGAACGATTTGCCGCCGAACGTGGCGACTTCCGGTCCGTTCTCGTTGACGCGATAGATGCCGCCAGGGCTCACACCGCCGCCGCTGGCCACACCGCCCCAAGTAGAGTAGCTGCCCATGAAGGCCTGGAACAACCCGGCCCACCCGCTCACGTCATTGCCGCCGCCAGTCGCGCTGCCGCCTCCGGTATTACCGCCGCCAAGCAGCTGAGCGAGCGCACGGTTGGTCTGGACCTTGATGGCTTCCTCGAGCAGACTCGAGAAGAAATCCAACGCTGCCTCTTTGGCCGTCTTTGCACCCGTGGCAAAAGCGGTGAAGTTTTCGCTGAAACTGCTGATCGCATCGTTGGTGAATTTTTGCGCCGTCGCGGCAACATTCTGCTGGTCCGCCGCGAACTGATTCACCGCCTTGTTATACCCAATCATCCAATCACTCTGCTGCGCGGTCTGATCGGAGTAGAACTTTTGCTGCGCGGAGATGGCACTGTTTTCCGCCTGCGTGATCTGCTGGAGCGTATCGAGGTGCTGCTGATCCAAGATATCGCTATCGCCCTTCTGGAGCTTCTGCGCTTCATAGGCCTTGTCGGCTTCCACGCGGAGTTGGCGATACTGGTCTTGGATCGACTCGATCCCTTTCTTCTGATCGTTCCACTGGCTCGACTGATCGGCGCCCTCGAGCGTGCGTGCATTTGTGCGCGCCTGCTGTTCGGCAAGCTCCGTGAGCTGGCGCTGGTTGTCGAGCAATGCCTTGTCTGCGTCACGCTGAAGCTCGGAAGCCCGCGTGGCTTCGCCCTGGGCGACGGCCACGGCGAGCAATGCGCGCACGCGTGCCTGCTCGGCGGCGCTGAGCTTGGTGTGGCCTTCGTTGAGCTGCGCGATCGTATTGATCGACAACTTCTGCGCGGCCGTCAGCGACGTTTGATCAATCTCCGCCTGCTTGTCTTGCGTGATGCGCGCATTGATCGTGGCTATCAGGGACTTGTACTGATTTTCCTCGGCATTCAACGCAGAGGCGTTTTTCTTCGCCGCTTCGGCAGCGTCGAGTTTGGCCGCGGTGCTAAAAGCTAGCGACGCCTGGTCACGCGCAGCGTTCAACGCATCTGGCAGCTTGTCAGTCGGCGTGGCGATCGAGAGATTGCGAAGGCCCTCGCTATAGGTCTTCTGCACCTTCTGCACGTTGGTCAGCGTGTCATTGTCGAGCTTGGTCTGCATCGACTTGACCATGCCGCTGATATTCGCGAACGCGGTCGCGGCGCCCGTTTGAGCGTCTTCGATGGCCTTCTGCTGTTTCTTGATATCGTCAGGCGTGGCGAGCTGGCCGATGGCGTCCCACAGCGAGCCGCCGTCTTTGAGCGTGGCGATCGCATTCTTCAGGCCGTCCACGGCTGGCGTCAGGCCGCCGCTGATCGCCTTGTCGAGATTGCCGACCGCCGTCTCGGTGTCGGGCAGCGAGGCCTTGAGCTTGGCCAAGCGATCCTGCATTTCTTCGAGGTGCAAGCCGGCCAGCATGCCGCCGCCACCTTGCTGTCCCTGCGCATCTTGCAGATGACGGATCTGATCTTCGAGATCAGCAATCTCCGCCTTCGTTTTGCCGATGGCGTCCTGATCCGACTTCGACTGCTCGGCGAGCGTCGAGATCTTCTGCGTGTCGCCGAACGTGCCATAGGCCTTGGCCGCATCGTTGGCGGCCTGGGCGATCTGCTGGAGCGACTCGACTTGCTTCACCGACTCGGAGTCGTAGGCCTTGTGCGCGGCGATGGCGTCGTAAATCGCGTAGGTGACGCCGCCAATCGCGATCGCCGCCAAACCCCACGGGCCGCCGGCCAGCGCCAGCGCGAATTGGCCAAACGAGGTTGCGCCCGTGCGAATCGCCGCCGAGAGGCCGGTCACTTCCGCTTCGACCACGCGGGCGCCGGCAGCGGCCTTCGCGGCAGCGGCCTCGAGCGCGACTGCTTCGGAGGTAACGGCGCCGAGACCGGCCTGGGCCGCGCTGGAACGGGCCAAGGTGGCGCGCGCGGCAGTCTGCTCGACGATGGCCGCGGTCATCTGCTGCTCGGCGATGGTGGCCGCTTGCGTGGCCGTGGCCAGCTCCGCGTTCAGAGCGATGGCGGTGCGCTCAGCCGCCGCACCCGTGGCCAGCCGCTCGTTGAGCGCAATGGCCGTCTCGATGCGCTGCATTTCTGCGGTGGCGACTTCCTTGATGCCAAAGGCCTCGATCTCCTTAGCCTTGGCGTCCTGCAATGACGACGCCGCCGACTCCATCGTCAGGTTGTTGAGCAACGCTGCGGACTCAGCGGCTTCTACCTGAGCCGTCGCACGGGCCAGCAAGCGCTCCTGATACTCGCGCTCGGCGGTAGCCGCCATGCTGGTGCCCTGCGCCTGCTGGATCGCGTTGCTGGCCTTCCCAGCGGCTCCGCCGAGGCCTTGGCCCAGCGCACGCAGGCCGGCGCTGGCGCCGATGATGCCGACGAGCGAGGCGATGTGCGTCAGGTTGCTGGCCAGCAGCGATGCGCCGCCCGTGACCACGTCGCTGAACAGCCCCGTCGACACTTCCGTCTTTAGGTTGAACCATGCGGTCTGGAGCCGGTTGAGGCTGGCCTGCAAGCCTTGGCTCGCACCCTCCCAGCCCTGACTCGTCTGCTGGAGCGCCGTGATCAGCGCCGGCAAGAACTGCGACGTGGTGAGCTTGCCTTCCTCGAGCAGCTGATCGAACGACTTGCCGGCGAGATCCGTGCCTTTCGTCATCTGCATGACGGCATTCTGGAACCGCTGCGCGGCGCCGGGGATGGCCTGGCCGAGCTGGAGCCGCAACTCCTGCGCCTGCACCTTGCCCTTGGCGAACATCTGCTCGAGGGCGAGCAATGCACGGTTACTGTTATCTGTTGAAAGGTGAAGCGTCGTGGCCGATTTGGCGAAGGCGTCAAAGAGCTGCTGCTGATCCTTCATCGTAACGCCGGCCGCCGTCGCACTGGCACTCAGCTTGGCGAAGCCCTGCGCGGCGTCGGGCAGGTATAGGCCGAGCTTCTCGGACTCGGCGCGCACGAAGTCGAAGGCCTGCGCACCCTGCATGATGTTGCCGGTCGCGGCCTGAAACGTGTACGAGATCGCCTGGAGCTGCTTCTGGGCGTCCACGAGGGAGCCGACCGTCTCCTTGACGAGATACAGCTCGCCGAGCGTGCCCGCTGCGCGTTTTAGCGACAGGAGCACGCTGGCGGTTTCTTGCGCAGTGGCTTGGATCGAACTGAGCGACTTGTTCGCCGTGGCAGCGGCGTCGGTCATCCCTTGGCGGAATGCCGCGGAGTTGAGCCGCAGGACGGTATCGAGTGTCGCTACAGTGGTCACTTGGGCTTTCCTCCGAATAGGCCGCGTTGCATGCGATCTTTAAGAATGGCGGTACGATCTTGCTTGTCCTTCTCGACCGCTTCCTCTCTCGTCAACGCACCGGGGAAAGCTTCAATGTCCATGTACGCGATCAGCTCCGTCAATTGAGCGGAGCTGAGGCATCGGAGCATTAGGTCGGGGTGAGGGTAGCCGAGTCGGATGGCGAGTTGGAACTGTCGCTGGAAGCCGAGTCGGCGGCGGAGTTTTTTTCCGCTTCCTTCTGGTCGGTCTGCCCGATTTTGTTGAGCTTGGCCGCCAATTCACGCAGGCGCGCAATGACGGCGGGATTCTTGGCGCCGAGCGCATCAAGCTCGTCGTCGCTGAACATGCGCGCGCCGCTCTCGTCGACCAGCGAGCGAGCGACCAGCGAGGTCAGGAACTTCTCGGTATTGACCACGCCATCGGGGAACACTTCCTGCTCCCAGGTAATGCGTTCTTTGGCGCTGAGCATCTTGAGCGTGACATCGCCGCCCCATTCCGGTACCGGCTCAATGACGGTATCGAGATCTTCGGCGGCGAGGATCTGTTCTTTGGAGAGTTGCATGGCAGGATTCCCTCAGTTGCAAAAAGACCCGGCGCCGTGAAGCGCCG